TGTACCAGTAGCACCGAAACGATATTCTGCTTCGGTACATTTATTCATGATAGACATCAAAGACTTTGATTTAAAACCATGACACTCATCACCTATGACGCAACCGAACTGTTGAAACCAATCTTTTTGTAGTCTATGTACACTTTGCCAAGTAGTAATAACGCAGGAAGCATTTTGAATATTTTTATCTTTACCGGAATAAATTTTATGCATCGCACCTTCGTGCCAACCATAGTTAATGAAGTCTGCGTGCATTTGTTCAACGAGCGAAGTAGTTGGTACGATAATAAGGACTCTACCTGCTTTAGGATAATTTGTACCACTGGTCAATCTTTGTAACCAATAACGAATAATAGCATATATGATTAAGGATTTTCCTGATCCTGTTGGACTGAGGAGGATTGCTCTTTTTCTCGTGATCGCTTCACCCACGCATCCAAACTGATAGTCCCGAAGATTGAAAGGAAGATTAAGACCGATAAGAAAATGCTTAAGATCGTCGGGTTTAATAATATTTCTGTCATCTGGGGATCCATAATTGTTCGTTTCAGAGTCTAGTATATAGCCGCGATTTTCCGAAAATTCTTTTAAATGGTAAAATAAACCAGCAGGAAGTGTACGATCTCGTAAAGCAAAAAGTCGTATCTTACCATCCCACATCCTATTACGAAATGCAGGCATGAACTTATAACCAGGAACGAAGAAACTGAAAAATTCATTCAGTTCCTGTGCTATACCTGAATCGGAAGTTATCTCAAGATTTGCGTGGTTTAGTTTCCGGACTCGAATTGTTTCCACTTAATTATATTCCCAATCGTTTGGTGACGCCATTTGATATTATCTATAATCTCTGATAACGTCTCTACCAGAGTTTTATAGTATTGTATCTTTTCCTCAGACTTTTGAATCTCAGGATCGGCACCATAATAGTATTCCATTTCGCCTTTAAGGATTTTTAAACCGTCAAATGGGTCGGGATCCCAACCTTTTTCAACGATATCCTCCTGAGACATCTTACCATTATAATATAACCATTTGTCCTTCAGTAGCACCTTTTGAGATGCTTCTGTTCTTTTGAGTTGAAGTTTTGCAGTGGAAAGTAGTTCTAGATATTTTGCATGCATAGCAGGTGCTTCACGAGAAGCATCATCTAGTTTCATGGGACTGATTACACAATCTTTTGCCCACATTTCATGTACTGTTTTCAAATCAAGCATAATTATATTATATCATATTTTATTATAAAAGTAAAGCTATTTATTATGTAGAAACCGTAAAAGAATTTGATATTGAACCTGCTGTCGAAACCTTCATCAATTCAAAGTAACTGAATCGGAACCCTGCCTGAAAAGTTATATATTCCGCACCAGAAGAAGTTGCTTCAAACGAAATATCTCCTAGAGACGTAGGTATTGCATCCACATATCGAACTTGTTTTGATAAGTTATTATGACTCGATAATATTGAAAGTGTGATATCAGCATGAGGGTTCGTTGTATTACCCCTTTGGGTGTTTTGATTCCCATTCATATCTGTAACCTGTATTCTACGAATCCAGTTATACATTTCAGAATAACTTTCCATATCTTCATCTAATAGTATAGTTGCTGATAATTCATTAATTGTTAATGATTCACCAGGATATGGGATAGATTGTAATCTTCGTATAGGCATTTCAGACGCTGGCATCATAAGACCAGGATGCGTAAAGTTCTGAACAAAGAATTCTAAATTAGGATAATTTGTTCTATCTATCGACAGTTTAAAACTAGTCGGTTGTAAATAATTTATATTTTGAGTTAGTTCTGCCATGATACTATTTATAATGTTTTAAAGTTAAAAAAAGGGCGATCCGAAGATCGCCCCCTTTATTATTGCTTTATTCTTAGCTACCAAGAATATCGTCAACACGCATGATGCGATAGTACTGGTTGGTCTTTGCAGTTGCAAGACCGTTTGATGGTGAACCGCCAACGAATGGGTTTGAGACCATGCCGTAGCGAGTCTTAAATCCGATTTTCGGCTGGAATGTGTTCTCACCAACCGCACGAACCATTGTTAATGGAACGTATGGGCAATAGAACAGACCTGCGTCATATGGGTTTGTACCCTTATAACCGACGTTTACATAGTCTGTTGTTGCATATGGGTCGATGTAAACACGTGTACGACCGTTAAGTACACCAGCGAATGTATTGCCTGTGTCATCAACATTCAGGTTTGTTGACATTGCAGGAGCATAGTCAAGCATACCAGAAGCAGCAAGTGATGATGCAACATCTGATGAACAGATGATGAAGTTACCCTTACCGCGACGTGTTTCCTGTGCGATTGTGTTTGATTCGCGTTCGATCTGCATGATCAAACCCTTGAACTTTTCTACTGACCAGCGACCGTCTGCATCTGTCTGAACATTGAAGATACCGTTGATTGCTGTGTTGTTTGTAGCAGCACCGAGTTTTGCTTGTGAGTTAATTGTACGCACAACTTCACGGTTGATTTCTGCCATGATTTCAGTTGACAGAATGTTTGCTAGTTCTGTTTCTGCATCCAGACCATGAATTGCTTTAAGGTCTTGTGCTAGTTCTAGCGTGTATTCTGCTTTCAGCGCACGTGACTTTGCAGTCACTGTTGCTTTTTCAATGGTGAAACCCATTTCAGCAAACTGCTCGCCACCTGTTACGCCAAGTGCTTCTGCTTCTGCAGTTGAGTACAGATCAAGGTTAGCAAGTGGATCACCCAGTGAGTCAGCAATTGTTGAATCGCCGTCACCGTCTAGTGCAGAACCCATGCCTGATGGATCTGCAGTCATAGCAGTTGTACCTGAATCACCAGAGAAGTTGATGTTTGCTTCGTTGAACAATGCTTCTGCACCGTCTGAAGTGCCTGATTTTGTCTTCTGGAATGTTGACTTCATTGCGAAGATCAGACCAGTTGGACCAGACATTGGCTGCACACCACAGATATCGTATGCCATTAGGTTTGGCATTGCACGACGTACAAGTGCGATAAGAACTGGATTCCAGTTATTTGTCACACCAGATGTTACTGCAGTTGTGTTGTTTGTTTCGTTAAGAAGACCTTCTTCGCGAAGTGCGATTTCCTGGTTTTCTAGGATAGCAGCTGTAACTGCTTTACGATGGTTATCGGTGATTGCGCCTGCTGACTCTTCGTTCAGTACAGGTGCCCACTTTTCCATCAATTGATCGTAGGATACTTGATTACTCATTTTTTTGGACTCCCAAATTATTTCTTATTTGTGCGTTGGATTGCTTGAAGATACTGAGCCATAGATCCAGTAGATTCTACAACGGCATCGCCATCGTCGGACTCTTCTGTAATGTCAGCAGACTCAGATGCTTTTTTGGTAAAGTATGATTCTTTGACAGTTGAAACCTTTTCTGCAAATGTTTCTTCGTCATCAAAATCTACTTCTGCTACCAAATCTTTTAATTTTTCGACTTGTGTTTCTGCAAGACCAGAAGCATGCTCACGGATGATTGCATCACGCTTGTATGTTTCTAATTCTTCCATCATCGAAAGATTCTTTGCGATCGCTTCGTTTGAAGCTGCTTCTAATTCAGCAACTTCTTCAGCGAGTTGGTCAACGAGGTCGACTTTTGACTCAGGCACTTCGATATAAGACTCTACGAACAAATCTTTCAGATTGCCCATAAACTTCTCAGCGATCTCAGTACGCAATCCAGTTTGAACTGCTACCTTGTTATCATCCATCCACTGCTCGACAACGTAGTTTAAATAATTATCAACTTTTTCAACGAGGTCTGATTTAGTTGATTCAACTTCCTCAGCAAGTTCTTCGTTGTACTTAGTTTCTAACCGATCGATTTCCTCAGATAACTTTGTACGGATAGCAGTTTCAAAAATGATTCCTGCCTTACCCTTAAATTCATCTGAAAGTGTTGCTTCTGACTCGACAAGAGCATTTAGATCTTCTTCGAAATCTGCCTGATACTCAACCAGTTGTGGTTGATCATCTGACTCAACGCTTTCAAGACCAAGACCAGGAGGCATGCTTCCCTCTTTTGGCTTCATGACACTTTGATACATGGATTGAACATCCATTTTCTTAGACGACACCATCATTGATGTCATTGCGTTGATCATTCCTGCCTTCGTTTTAGGCATTGGATCTTGTGTAGTATTGTCTGTCGGGCGATCTTTTGCATCACCTGTTGCATCACCTGCTTTATCAGTCGCAGCGACTGCTTGAGCTGGTGCATTTTTAGGA